AACAGCACCCATCCATCGTGATAGGTCCTGTGACATAGATTCTAGGTCACGCCCTGCCTGAAACGCCCTCTTAATACCAGAGAACGCCGTACTAGCCGTGCTTACCGCAACCGAAATGCTTATTGGATCGAACATAGTTTTCCCGTAGTTTCATTGTAGTTATCTCACTCGTGCGGTAACTTTACCACCCTTACGAAAATTAGAAGGAGCTTTTTCCGAAGCAATTTCTTTCTTTAATCTAGCGGTTCTTCGTTTAGTCTCCCCGGGGCCCATTATCTTTGTCGGCTCCCCTTTTCTTAAAACTCTATCTTTATACGCTTTTTCCTCTAATTTTTTTCTACGCTGTAATTCTTTAAATAGCATATTATCTTTATGGACAGCTCCAAACGGTGCAAACCCATATTTGGCTCCCCCATACTCTTTATCAATTTTGTCCGATAATCGAAGTAAATCTTTATTAGAAAAATCTTGAAGGAAAGTTTTATTTTTAAATTTTTTGGCAAGTCTATTTAGCATAGATTTATCAGAAGCTTTTATAACACCTTCGTCCTTTATCTTCTTTTTAATTTTGCTAACTTCTGAATTAAAATCTTGAAAGAACTTTTTTGCTTTTTCCTTTCTTTGTTTTTGTGCTTTAGTTGCTATGTTATAGCCCATAATTACTGTCCTTTCGATTTAATAAATTCTCTTTGCATCGCTGCATCTATACGTGCGCCTGTCTGTCGTTCCTGACTCGCCAACCGCTGTTGGAACTGATCGGCACGTAATCTCTGATTCTGTGCATCAAGATTAAGTTTCGCCTGATCATTCTGCGCATCGTTCTGTTCGGCTTGAGCCCTAAGCTGCAACTCCTTCTCCTTGAGCTGCACCAGTGGATCTGGTCCCTGACCCGAGGCCTGTTGTGAAAGTTGCTTTAACTGTTGCATACCTTGGGCTACAAACTTAGCCTTAATCGCCTCCATCAACATCTCCTGCTGCTCCGGCGCCATCGGTCCCTGCTTACGCATCTCCATCATAGCCATCTCTTCCGCCTGTATCTGTACGTGCTCCATACAATGCTTTTGTAAAGCAATAGCCATAGCCGGCATATTCGCAATCATAGGAGAGGCTCCAAACACTAAATGCGCCATAATGTGAGACTCATGGTCCTGCCCCTGAAACGCCTTCAACGTCACCATATCCATCACATCTATATTCTCCTGCGCCGGATCTTTCGGCGTAGGCTCCTCATCCGGTACACGCTTCATAATTCGGTCCGTATCTTTAACCCCAAGCGCATCATACATATCACGGTATACTTCATACATATTATGCAGATCAGGGGCAGCACCCGCTAACTGTAGCTTTGTTTGCGCCAACGCAATCCTTTGTGCCTGTGAAAAGACATTTGGGTCCGATACAGGAACAACATCCACTCTATCGTCAAAGTCTGTAGCCTTAACAGCACTATCCTCACCCTCTACCGCATACGGGTATTCATCAGGTAAACTCTCGCTCATTACTCTCGACAGGATCTTAAATTCTAATCGCATCGCATAATGCAAGCGTTTATGCACCGCACTCATTACCCGTGAGCCCTGTTCCAACAACGCTATAGTCGTACCGACAGCCGCCTGTTGATTACCATCGCCAACCTTCATATCTGTAATCGTGGCAAACCTACGTCCTGCATCAACAACAAATCCCAATAACTGGAATAAGGTTTGATCGGGACCTTTAAATGGCAGCGGCATAAGGCTGTCACGAATAGCCCCTCCGGGAGCATCCACATCGCGGAACTCACCGGGCTGAAGCGGATCATCGTCGTCTCGGATCCGTAGTCCACGGGCCTTGAAACCCGCAGGAAGGTTGGACAACGTACCGGCGTCGATTAACTGCCTCAGAGCCGCTGTGGCGGTTCGTGACAACCCGCCAATCGTGTGAATAAGTCCCAACCCATAGAAACCAAAACCGGGTAGAAACTTATAGTGCACAAAATATTGTATCTTGCGCTTCATATCATCATCTTCACGATAATTACGGCGTATGGACAATATCTGCCCGTTATCCTGACTAATTGTAACCACATACGGCACTTTTATGCCTGTGGGCTCCCCATCCTCATCTGTTTCTTCATAGCCCTCTATATCCAGATCCACATGACATTCAAGCAAAGTACAGTCATAATCTATCTGATTTGGCGACATTCCGTCTATTTTATTGATTTCATCGGTTACAGAATCCCCTTCTGCCTGCCCCGGAAGCACCGGAATATCCAGATAAAACCCCGATATTTGCTTCTTTCGAAGCTCATTTAGCGATATTCGCAGCGTTTGCGTAATATTTGGGCACGTTTCGAGGTCCGAAGTCTCATAAGGTACCACCAAATGCTCTGCCGGTATGAATTTAGACACCGCTCTGCCCATATTTTCATCATAATACACTTTTTTAAACGTAGAACCGGCCAAAGGCAGGTAAAAAAGCATCTGATCGAGCTCTGGGGTGTACTCTTCCATTACATTTGTGATGTAATAGTTCATAAATTGGCGTACACGCTGCGATTGCTGTTGTTTATCGCGTGTTTCGGCCCCAACTATCGTAGTTCTGACGGGACCCGAGGACGGAAGCAGCTCATTGAACGCCTGAGCTTGAAATTGTGTCGCCGCTTCGGCCAATAACGGGTGTGTTACACCAGAAGAACCCCTAAAAGGCTGTGTTCTCTCTTCGTAACTAAAGCCCAACAGCTCTAAACCATTAGCATAGGCATCTTCCCACTCCTGCCGACCCGCTTTATTCGCGTCATACTCCCCCAAAAGCTCGCCTGCTATACGTCCAAGCTCTCTATCGGGCATTTCTTCGGCTAAATTAGAATAAAAATCATCACTGGTGCCTCTTTGGTCGGTCGGCTCAAAGTCCACGGTCACACCGCCATCATCTTCAGCGGTAATCTCTATGTCCATGTTTTCCGCTTCAACATCCATATCCACCATCGCTATCGGCTCCATACTACCGGGGACCTCTAGCTCTACTTCTGCGGCCAGATCTTCTGGATCAAGCTGTGATGGTATTCCTTTTTCTATAGCCATAGTGACTCCTTTTGGTTACCCTACCATAAACGATTGATAAGCGCCAATACCTTTTGGACCCTTGAACATATCGCGTGCAACATCGGACAATCCTGCGATACCGCCCTCCGCTTTCTTTTCTACACCCGAACCACCTTGTTTAACTGCTTGGATATTTCCTAAATCAGGTATTGATTCTTTGTCTTGATCTTTTAAATAGTTTGCAATAAAACTACGTTGATCGCCAATACCACGACCCTTGGGCACCTCTGTGTAAGGAATATCCCCTGCGGCGGATTTAATTACATTTTTATAATTATCACCACCCTGCACTAAAACATTATCATACCCCTGCATGGTTTCTCTAATCTTACTTATTTCAAAATTACTTTTAAGAAAATCCTTGACTCTATCTTTTGTCATTAGCTGATCGTAGTTTTTTATAGGAGTGTCCGCACGTATAAGTCCGTGTTTCGCGGACAATATGGCGACATCTACATTTTCCGGTACACCTGCTTTCTTAATTGATTGAAAAATAGGACCTAAATATCTGTCTAATGCTTTCATGTTACCAACGTCCGGACATTTTTTACTACCACAGGATACAATTAATAACTGCTTACCCTTCTTAGCCTCTGTTGGAAAAAGACTTGTCGTTTTCGCTGTAGTACCAGAGGGGAACATTTTTGGAATAATGCTTGAGGGCAAATCAATCCCGCTCTTACCAACGAAACCGGCTCTTTTTCGCACCTCTCTTTTAGCCGCAAGTGACTCAAACATTCTTTCTCTACTGCGATCTACAACCTTGTCCTTTAGTCCACGATCATTTATTGCCTTGCTTAGAGCATCAGAAATACTTTTTTCTCTTAGAGGAGCTCCCGAATAAATTATATCCTTTGGAGCACTCCCTGTCCGCATAACGTGTGTTATGTCTTCTTTTATCTCCCCTAATGCAATAAGCTCTTCATCCTTTAATTTCATAAAATCATCGTAATTTTTGCCTTTTACAAAATCTGAAAGCTCTTTATTCATTGACGTAGTTACAGCGTCCATCTCTTCACTACGTTTCAAAGATTGCGATAATTGATCTACCGGATCGCCTTTGCCTTTTAAGGCTTTCTCTGTGCCAAAATACAAATCACGTAACTTGTTTGCTTTTGCTGCGGCACTACCTATAACGCCTTTTAAACCAACTTTTGCCGCTTTAGTTGTGGCCGTCGTAGGTATAACCTCACCAATTTCTCTTAAAACAGGGGGAACCATGGCTGCCCCAGCTACAGCAACTGGCGCTTTTTTAAGAAAATCTCTCTTTGATAAATCTACGCCACCCGCAGTGGGCACAGGTAAAGCATCCTTCTTACCTTTCTTAATCGTCATTATAGCATCTATTGCTTTCTTTACGGGAAACATACCTAAGAAAGTCTCACTCGATAGCATACCCGCAACACCCGCCCCAAAGTCTTCTTTAGGTATTGACTCAACATCCTTGTAGGTTCCTATATTACCCGCTGCCATCAAATCTTTAAACGTCTGGGACCCACCAACCGGCTTTTTTAAAAAAGGCTTTAGGCCTTGATCTCCCGGTATAACATAGTCTAATAAAACAGGCGAAATGTTAATAAGATCAACAGGCATTCCCGCAAGTTGTGCAATTCCCGTATTTAGTCCCTTAACATAAGGTTTTACCTTTCTAGTTAAAGGACGTAACTCGGGCGGAATAAAATATTCAATGTTTGATTTTTTTTCCGTCATCAGTAGTACGCTTTCACTTGCACGTTGTTATCCTCTTCTTCCCAATCGTCACTGGGTAGCTGCACAAAGTTGCCCTGACGATACCGCATCAAAGCCTGTGTCATACTATCCACAAGGTCATCATACTCCCCATTTGGAAAAGCTGCAACCTCCTCTATCATCTCATCCGCAAACTTCGTGTCTGGTGCGTACACCATGCCTGCTTCAAAAAGAACCGATACAGAGTGCACGCGCGTCACCTTATCATTTCCCTTACTCGGTGTAAAGTTGACAACAGGTATACCCATGTTCCGTAGTTCGTGAGTCAAGGGCAGCCCTGTCGCTTTCGCTTCTATGATAATCGTATCCGGCTCCCAGTACTTATATTGCTCCAACGCTACCTGCTTCAACTCCGGAAAGTCCCACCTATCCTTCTGACTATCAAGAAGTATCAACGCCGGGGGACCCCCCGCTTCTTCGGGATAAAACACCCCCCATGTCGTTATAGCGCTATAGTCCGATGTCTCCCTCTTCGTGAACGCCGTATCATAGCTCTGTATCACATACTCCAGATTAGGAATACTATCCTTCTCCCACTTCTGCCACCACTCACGCGGTATAATCGCATTCTCCTCCCCCGTCGGATTCTGCTGATACTGCGCATTCCATTTACTGGGAGGTATCGACGCCTTCACCGC